GATTAAAAAATGCTGCAGCTACTAAAAAACTAGCTATATTTGACGCGTTTGAAATACTTAACAGAATCCAAGAAGAAGAGCGATTACTTGAAGGTAAGACGCCTGAAGAGAAAAAAGAAAAGGTTTTTAAAGGATTCGCAGAAGGAAGATCTAGATGATGTACGAGCAAAATTTAGTTAAAACAATAGAACCTATTAAAAGAACTACTATTAGTAGGCTTAACAAATCTAAAAAATGGAAATATGGATACAATAAAGAACATGATATCGTGGTTATCTCTAAAACTGGTAAAATTGGGGATATACTTGAGATCCAAGGCCTGCGCATTGCTTTGCCGATGCTGCCAGTGCACGTGCACACCAACAAAGTAAATAAATGGCAAAAATTAGAATACCCAAAACAGTTAAGTAAATTAAAAAATATATTTGACTGGAGGGCGTACCCAGAAGAACAAAAAGATCAATGGTACGAGTATATAGACGAAGAGTTTAAGCGTAGAGAAGAAGGTTTTTGGTTTATGAATAATAATAAACCAACATATATAACAGGTACACATTATATGTATTTACAATGGAGTAAAATTGACGTAGGTGCTCCAGATTTTAGAGAGGCAAATAGATTGTTTTATATCTTTTGGGAGGCATGTAAAGCTGATAAAAGATGTTATGGTATGTGTTATCTAAAGAACAGAAGATCAGGCTTTTCGTTTATGTCATCTGCAGAAACAGTTAATTTAGCTACTCTTGCAAGTGATAGTAGATATGGTATACTTTCTAAAACTGGTGCAGATGCTAAGAAGATGTTTACTGATAAAGTAGTTCCAATTAGTATCAACTATCCATTTTTCTTTAAACCTATTCAAGATGGTATGGATAGACCTAAATCTGAATTAGCATATAGAGTACCAGCTAGTAAATTTACAAGGAAGAAAATCACATCGAACGAACAGCTCGAAGATATACAAGGATTAGACACAACTATTGATTGGAAAAACACTGGAGATAATAGTTATGATGGGGAAAAATTAGCACTATTAGTTCACGATGAATCTGGTAAATGGGAAAGACCTGATAATATATTAAATAACTGGAGAGTTACAAAAACATGTTTACGACTAGGTAGTAGAATAGTTGGTAAATGTATGATGGGCTCAACTTCAAATGCTTTAGACAAAGGAGGTGATAATTTTAAAAAACTATATAATGCATCAGATGTCACTAAACGAAATAGAAATGGTCAAACAAAATCTGGTTTATACTCTTTGTTTATCCCAATGGAATGGAACTACGAAGGATTTATTGATGAGTACGGAGTTCCAGTATTCACTACTCCTGACAGCGATGTGCTCGCCCCAGATGGTGAATTAATAGATATAGGTGTAATAGATAATTGGCAAAATGAAGCTGATGGTTTAAAAGATGATCAAGACGCTTTAAATGAATTTTACCGCCAATTTCCAAGAACTGAAGAACACGCGTTTAGAGACGAAACTAAAAACAGTATATTTAATCTTATAAAAATATACGAACAAATAGATTATAACGAAGAAATGTCTAGAACCTTAGGAATTACAAAAGGTAATTTTCAATGGGTGAGTGGAATAAAAGATACACAAGTTATATTTTACCCAGATCCTAAAGGTAGATTTAAAGTTAGTTGGGTTCCACCTCAACATTTACAAAATAAAGTTATATTAAAAAATGGTATAAAATATCCTGGTAATGAACACATGGGAGCATTTGGTTGTGACTCTTATGATATATCAGGAACCGTAGATGGAGAAGGATCTAAAGGAGCACTACACGGCTTAACCAAGTTTAGTATGGAGGACGCTCCTGCGAATAGCTTCTTTTTAGAATACTTATCAAGACCACCTACGGCGGAAACATTCTTTGAAGATGTGTTGATGGCAATTGTATTTTATGGTATGCCAATACTTGCGGAGAATAATAAACCTAGATTACTTTATTATCTAAGAAGAAGAGGTTACAGAGGGTTTAGTATGAATAGGCCTGATAAAATTTGGAACAAATTATCTGTAGCAGAAAAAGAGGTTGGAGGTATACCAAACTCAAGTGAAGATATAAAACAAGCTCACGCTGCTGCAGTAGAAATGTATATACAAGATCACGTTGGTATGAAGTCAGATGGAACGTTTGGTGATTTATATTTTAATGAATTATTAAATGATTGGTCAAGATTTGATATAACAAAAAGAACAAAGCATGACGCAACAATAAGTTCTGGTTTAGCCATAATGGCAAACAATAGACATTTATACGCACCAAATGCTAAAATAGAAAAACCAAAATTAAATATACATATTTCTAAATATGAAAATAAAGGAAATATGTCTAAAATAATTAAAGAATAATATGAGGAATTTTCCAAGTCAAATAGTTAGCGATGCTGAGAAGTTAAGTTATGAGTACGGACTTAAAGTTGCTCAAGCTATAGAGGGTGAGTGGTTTGATGAAGATAGTAGATCAACTAGATATGACAATAGTAAAAATAATTATCATAACTTAAGACTTTACGCGAGAGGCGAGCAATCTATACAAAAATATAAAGATGAATTGTCTATCAACGGTGATTTGTCTTATCTTAATTTAGACTGGAAACCAGTTCCAATTATATCTAAATTTGTTGATATTGTTGTAAACGGTATAGCTAGCAGAACATATGACGTAAAAGCATATTCGCAAGATCCACATGGAGTGGCAAAAAGAACAGAATACATGAACTCTATAATGGAGGACATGAGAACTAAAGAGGTTAAAGACTTTGTAAAAGAAAAGTTTGGTTTAGATTTATATAAAAACGAACCAAATCAATTACCAGAAACTCAAGAGGAATTAGAATTGCATATGCAATTAACCTATAAACAAGCTATTGAATTAGCAGAAGAACAAGCTATTAACGTTCTTATGGAAGGTAATGATTATGAACTTATAAAAAAGAGGTTTTATTACGACCTAACCGTTTTAGGTATTGGTGCTGTTAAAACTTGCTTTAACAACTCAGAAGGCGCAACTATAGATTATGTTGATCCCGCCAACCTTGTGTATTCACACACAGATTCCCCTTATTTTAACGATATATATTACGTTGGCGAGATAAAGACAATACCTATCAACGAATTAATAAAACAATTTCCACATTTAACAAATACAGATTTAGAAGAAATATCTAAAAGAGGTAAACGTGGTTATAATAAATGGGATAATAGAAGATATAGAGAAGGTGATAATGACAAGAATAAAGTAGACGTTTTATATTTTAACTACAAAACTTACATGAGTGAGGTTTATAAATTAAAAGAGACGGCTACAGGCGCTGAAAAAGCTATACAAAAAGATGATTCTTTTAATCCACAAGAAAACGAAAACTTTAGTAGAGAGGCTAGAAAAATAGAAGTATTATATGATGGTGCTTTAATTTTAGGTACTAAAAAATTACTTAAATGGGAAATGGCTAAAAACATGATGCGTCCTAAAAGTGATTTTACTAAAGTTAAAATGAATTACGCTATATGTGCTCCAAGAATGTATGAAGGCCGTATTGATTCTTTAGTTAAAAGAATCACTGGTTTTGCTGATATGATTCAATTAACACATCTTAAGTTGCAACAAGTAATGTCTAGGATGGTTCCAGATGGAGTTTATCTTGACGCGGATGGTTTGGCTGAGATTGATTTAGGTAATGGGACAAACTACAATCCACAAGAAGCACTAAACATGTTCTTCCAAACAGGTTCTGTTATTGGTAGATCGTTTACTTCCGATGGTGATATGAATCCTGGTAAAATTCCAATTCAAGAGATAACAAGTGGAGCAGGAGGACAAAAGTTACAAGCTCTTATAGGTAATTATAATTACTATTTACAAATGATTAGAGATGTAACTGGTCTTAATGAAGCTAGAGATGCTTCTGTACCTGATCCTAAAGCTTTGGTAGGTGTTCAAAAATTAGCAGCAGCAAATAGTAATACAGCAACTAGACATGTCTTACAGGGTGGATTATTCTTAACTAAGGAAGTTTGCGAGCGTTTATCACTTAGAATATCAGACATAATTGAATACTCTCCTACTAAAGAAGCTTTCATACAATCTATAGGTGCTCATAATGTAGCTACTCTTACTGAAATATCACAATTACATCTTTATGATTTTGGTATATTTATTGAGTTAGCACCAGATGAAGAAGAAAAAGCTATATTAGAAAATAATATACAAGTAGCATTAGGACAACAAAATATTGAACTTGAAGATGCTATTGATCTAAGAGAAATAAAAAATGTTAGATTAGCAAATCAACTTTTAAAAATAAGAAGAAAAAAGAAAATACAAAGAGATCAGAAAATTCAACAAGAAAATATGCAGGCTCAATCTCAAGCAAATATACAGCAACAACAGGCTGCTGCAGAACTTGAAATGCAAAAACAACAACAAGTAGCTCAAACAGCAATCTCAATAGAGCAAGCAAAATCTCAATTTGAGATAGAAAAATTAATTCAAGAAGCTGAGATTAAAAAACAGTTAATGGAACAGGAGTTCCAATATAACATGCAGTTAGCCGGAGCGGAAAGTGAAGGCAAAAAAGATGTTGAAAAAGAAAAAGAAGATCGTAAAGATAAAAGGACAAAAATTCAAGCAACTCAACAATCAGAGTTAATTGATCAGAGACAGAAAAATAAACCACCTAAAAACTTTGAGTCATCAGGAAATGATATTATGGGTGGAATTGATTTATCTAATTTTGGTCCTAGATAAAATTTATTAACTATTATTATATTATATTATGGCAGAAAAAAAGGAAAAACCAGTAGCGGACGATTCTACTGGAAAATTAAAAGTAAAAGCAAAAAAAGAAAAACAACCTACGGGTAACGAAACTAAAGGCAATGTCACTAAAGTTAAAGCTAAAATGACACAAAAACCTGAGGTTATAGAACAAAGTATAACTAAAGTAAATTTAGACAAACCAATAAAACCAGAAGAAAATGAAGTTAAAGAAGATAACACTAACAACGAGGGAGTGGTTACAGAGCTTAAAAATGCCGACACCCCACAAGAACAAAAAGAAGTACAACCGGAAACAGAAACACAAGAAACTCCAATATTAGAAGAAGTAGTTGAAAGTGAAAAACAAGAAGTTGTTACTAAAGAAGAAAAAATAGATGATATTAAAGAGCATATTGAAGATGCTCTAATGAAGACTCAACAAGAAGGTGTAGATCTTCCTGAGAATATTCAAAAGCTTATGAGCTTTATGCAAGAAACCGGTGGTGATTTAAATGATTATGTCACTCTAAACCAAGATTACTCTAAATTAGATAATCATACTTTGTTAAAAGAATATTATAGAAACACAAAACCTCATTTATCAGAAGAAGAAATAGATTTTGTTATGGAAGATACTTTCGCTTATGACGAAGAGGTTGATGACGATAAAGAAATAAAAAGAAAAAAATTAGCTATGAAGGAGCAAGTTGCTCAAGCACAGCAACACTTGGAAAGTGTAAAATCCAAATATTACGAAGATATTAAGAGCGGAGCTAAACTCACAAGAGAGCAGCAAGAAGCGATTAATTTCTTCAACAATTACAACGAAAAATCAAAGCTAAATCAAGAACACACTAATGTTTTTATAAATAAAACTAATAAAGTTTTTAACAGCGAATTCAAAGGTTTTGAATATAATGTTGGAGACAAAAAATTTAGGTTTAATGTTAAAGATACAGAAAGTGTTAAAGAAACTCAAAGCGACATTAATAACTTTATCAAAAAGTTTTTGAATAAAGACAACACAATGGAAGATGCTGCGGGTTATCACAAAGGACTTTTTACGGCTATGAACCCAGATCAAATTGCAAATCATTTTTATGAGCAAGGTAAAGCTGATGCTTTAAAAGAAAGTATTGCTAAGTCTAAAAATGTAAGCATGGATCCTAGACAATCGCATGTTGAAAATATCAACACTAGTGGGTTTACAGCTAGAGTTCTCAATGATGATGGCCCTGATTTTAAGTTTAAAATTAAAAATAAAAACAAATAACAATTTAAAATTACAAAATTATGGCAATTTCGAATCCAGGTGGTAATTTGAATAGTGTTCCTGCTCCAACGCAGCAATTATTATCTTCAAATTATCTTGACCTAGCTACAGGTAGTGCAGACACACTAGGCTGGGCGCAACAATATTTACCAGATCTAATGGAGAAAGAAGCTGAAGTATTTGGTCCTAGGACTATTTCAGGTTTCTTATCACAAGTTGGAGCTGAAGAGGCTATGGCTGCTGATCAAGTAGTATGGTCTGAACAAGGTAGATTACATCTATCTTATAAAGGTACAGTTGTAGTTGATGGTACTGTATCTGGTGGTAATGGTGGTAAAATTACTATTGGAAAAGATATCGATGGTAAAACTGTTACTTCACACGGTGTTAGAGTAAACGATACAGTTATCCTTGCATCTGACAATACAGTTCTTAAATGTTTAGTAACTGAAATTAGCGGTATGGTCGTTGAGGTTGAGCCTTATACGGCTGCTGACTGTACTGGTCTTTCTGCAGGAACTGATGAAACAATTATGTTAGTTTATGGTTCTGAATACAACAAAGGTGAGAGCTATTGGAGTGTTTCTTCAAACACAAAGACTGCTACTGAGCAAAGAGGTGCTAACGAACCTACTTTCAAATCTTTCAGTAACAAACCTATTATCCTAAAAGATTACTACGAGGTATCAGGTTCTGATACAGCTAGAATCGGTTGGGTAGAAGTAGCTTCTGAAGCTGGTGCTTCTGGTTATATGTGGTATTTAAAAGCTGAGGCTGACACAAGAGCTAGATTTACTGATTATTTAGAGATGGCAATGTTAGAAGCAGAAAAAGTTGGTACATCTGACGCTGATGTTTTCTTACAAGCTGCTGGTGAAACACAAAATAATTTTGGTACTGAAGGTTTATTCGCGGCTATTAATGATAGAGGTAATGTTACTACTGGTGTTACCGGTATTAATGCTACAACTGACTTAGCTGAATTTGACGCTATTTTAGCTGAATTTGATAAGCAAGGTGCTATTGAAGAAAACATGATGTTTGTTAACAGATCTACTTCGTTAGCAATGGATGATATGTTAGCTTCTATGAATTCTTATGGAGCTGGTGGTACTTCTTACGGGGTATTTGACAACTCAGAAGATATGGCACTTAACTTAGGATTCTCAGGATTCCGAAGAGGTTCTTATGACTTCTACAAGTCTGACTTCAGATACTTAAACGATCAAGCTACTAGAGGTGGTATTAACTCTGTTGCTGGAACTGCAGCTATTAGAGGGGTTATTATCCCAGCTGGTACATCTACAGTTTATGATCAAATGTTAGGGAAAAACTTAAAGCGTCCATTTTTACATGTTCGTTATAGAGCTTCTCAAACTGATGACAGACGACTAAAAACATGGACTACTGGTTCTGTTGGAGCCGCTACATCTGCTTTAGATGCGATGCAAATTCACATGTTATCAGAAAGATGTTTAGTTACTCAAGGTGCTAATAACTTTATGTTAATGCAATAAGCACTTATTTATATTAAGGAGTTGGGGCTAGTCCCCAACCCCTTTATTTTATTAATTTTATTATATATTATATTATGGCAAAAAAGAAAAAAATAGAGGTAGAAGAACCTCAAATAGAAGAAACAATAATTGAAGAAACATACGTAGAAGAACCACAAACAAGAGAAAGATTAAAACCATCTAATGAGTGGGAAGTTAAAGATAGAATGTACTATTTAAAAGATAACAGGGAACCACTATCTTACTCACTAAGATCTACAGGTATTTATTATTTTGACGAAGAAAAAGGTTATGAAAGAGAACTTAAATACTGTCAAAATCAAAAAACATCGTTTGTAGATGAAATGAAAGGTGAACAAAGATTATCTCACATAATATTTAGAAATGGTGCTTTGTATGTTGGAAAAGAACAAACAACTTTACAAAAATTATTATCATTATATCACCCACATAAAGAAAAGGTATATTTTGAATGGCAACCTTCTAAAGTAGCTGCTGAAGAAATAGATGTTTTAGAACAACAAGTAGAAGCATTAGTTGCTGCTAGAAACATCGATATTGATATGGCAGAAGCTATTATGCGTGTCGAAGTTGGTTCTAAAGTATCAGAATTAAGTTCTAAGGAACTTAGAAGAGATTTGTTAGTATTTGCTAAGAAAAATCCTAAATTGTTCTTAGAATTAGCAGATGATGAAAACGTAATGTTAAGAAACTTTGGTATTAGAGCTGTTGAAGGTGGAATATTAAGATTATCAAAAGATCAAAGATATTTCATGTGGGGTTCTAATGGTAGAAAGTTAATGACAATACCTTTCGATGAACATCCATACACTGCTTTAGCGCATTGGTTTAAAACTGATGAAGGTATGGAAATATTTACAAATATTGAAAAAAGATTAAATCAATAATCAAATAACATGGTTGCCCTTCGGGGCAGCCATTTATTAAAAAAATATTTATGAGCAAAGCAAAAGGATTAGGCGATACTATAGAAAAAATTACTAAAGCTACTGGAATAAAAAAAGTTGTTAATAAGATCAGTAAAGCTACTGGCAAAGATTGTGGTTGTAAAAAAAGAAAAGAAACATTAAATAGATTATTTCCTTATAAATAAAAAATTATGGTAAATATAGATACGGTATATCAAAGAGTTTTAGCTTTAGCCAATAAAGAACAAAGAGGATATATAACTCCTCAAGAGTTTAATTTATTTGCTAACCAAGCTCAAATGGAAATATTTGAACAATATTTTTATGATGTAAATCAATTTGCAAAAATACCTGGTAATGACTATGTTTACGCGGATGTTGATGATATACTAGAGGAGAAGATACAAATATTTGATACGGAAGCTCTTGGGGCTGATATCACGAACAACTGGCCGCCGATAACACCAGGTATTAATGGTGTTAGAACTATTCCAGATAATGTATATAGAATATATAGAGTAGAAGTAGCAGATGCAGATGCGGAAATATTAAAAACAAAAGATTTTAGAGATATACGAAATCTACAGATGTTTAGATCTACTGAAACTCGTCCTGTTTGTAATATTGCGAACAGTATAATAAGAACGCAAGGCGCTGGGGGCCAAGCGCCTAGTAGAATACATTTTATTAGAATACCACAAAGAGTCCAGTGGGGCTATGTAGTTGTTAATGGTCAAGCTATGTTTGATCCAAACCCAGAAAAAACAACTCACTTTGAACTACACAGATCTGATGAATCAGAATTGGTATATAAAATATTAAAATTTGCTGGTATATCAATGAAAAGAGATAATGTAGCTAAACAAGCGCAAAGTTTAGAATCAACACAAGTTCAACAAGAAAAAATATAAATAAATGGCATTACTTACTGAATCAGCAGCAGCATATTATAATAATGAAAGAAATTATGGTAATTATCAATTTATATCTTTAGATGATATTATAAATCAATACATGATAGCTTATGTTGGAGAAGACAAGATAATACCTAAAGCTAGAAGAATAGACGTGGCTTTTCATGCTCAAAGAGCTTTAGCTGAATTATCGTTTGATACTTTTAAATCTGTAAAAACACATGAATTTACAGTTTCACCTACGCTACAAATGATATTACCGCAAGATTATGTAAACTATACACGTGTATTATGGTCAGATGGGGGCGGTGTAAAACACCCAATATATCCTACTAAAGATACTCAAAATCCTTTTAGACCTCAAACAGATTCTGATGGTAATTATTTATTTAATAACGCTCGACAATTAATACCTTCTGGAAATTTATTAAGAAATCCAGAGTTTCACGGAGGGTCAGCGTCTTGGACATTAAATGCTGATGTTTACACTGGGCAAGAAACCCCAGGTGTTATAGTGTCACCTCCAGACCCAATAACGTTGTCTAAATCCTGGTATTATGATGAAAATAAATTAATATCATATAACACAGGTTCTAAACAAGCTGTTTTTACTACGAGTATACCAATTGTTAGTGGTCACCAGTACACGGTAGAATACACTATTAGTGATATTTCTGGAAGTAGTAGCGTTAGATTTGTTATTTTAGATGAAGATGGTAACTATACATTAGGAACATCTAGAAGTGCTAACGGAACATATACAGAGACAGTTACCGCTGGAGAAACACTAAACGCTGAACCTAATTATCAAAATCAAGTACTTGGTTTTCAAAATAGCGGTGGAATTGGTACAAGTCTTAATTTAACTATTGATAACATTAGTATTGTTAAAGTAGGTAATGAAGAAAGTTCTAAAACTTGGGAAAAGTATAAAAATCCTAGTGCTAGCGATAGTGACAGCGTTAAAGATAAAGACGCTATTGATGAAGATATTTATTTTAGAAGCGAAGGTAGAAGATACGGTATAGATCCAGAGCATGCTCAATCAAACGGGACTTTCTATATAGATGAGGCTAGTGGTAAGATTCATTTTTCATCTAATATTTCTGGAAAAGATGTGATATTAGATTATATAAGTGATAGTCTTGGTACAGACGGGGAAATGCAAGTCCATAAATTTGCCGAAGAAGCCATGTACAAATGGATATCTCACGCTATATTATCTACTAAAGCAAACATCCCTGAGTATATAGTAAATAGATATAAAAAAGAAAGATTTGCAGCTGTTAGAACAGCAAAATTAAGATTATCAAATATTAAATTAGAAGAATTAACTCAAATACTTAGAGGCAAGTCTAAGTGGATAAAACACTAACATATGCCAGATATTAAACATCAGTTTACGAAAGGTAAAATGAATAAGGATCTTGACGAGAGACTTATTCCTAATGGAGAATATAGAGATGCCATGAATATACAGGTATCAACTTCAGAAGAAGGAGGAGTTGGTACTATTCAAAATATTATTGGTAATGTTCCAGGTTGTAATTATCCTTTTGCTGATGTTGCCGCAAATGTCGTTATGAGAAATCCTATATTACCAGGATCATCAACTGTTGGTACTGTTAACGATGAAAAATCCGATTCTTTATATTGGTTTGTAAAAGGACCTTTAATTAGCAAAAGTAATATTGCAAACGAAATCCACAATCATATTACCGTTCCTATTTCATCAGGAGATCTAGCTGTTGCTTTCCAGGAAAAACCTTTATTAGGTAGAGATATTATAATGCAAAGTCAGCCTAGAAAAAACGATGCAAATAAAAAGTATTGTAGACCTGTTTTTTGCGATAACTACTCTGCGTTGGTATATCACCCATCTAATTTAAATGAAAAAGATTGGCAATTATCTTTTGATGATGTAGATAATTGGAAAATAGAGCAAGGTATGGCTGTTACAGGTGTTGCTATAGACGTGAATAATGGACAAGTATCATACTCTGAAACTAAAGAAGTAGTAGGTGTAGACAAAGATGGTGATTTTGATATTTATTATGTTAATGAGTTTGAGGAACACGCAACCCCACAGCAAGTTGATTTGTTTATAGATAAGGTTAGGTTAGGTTTTACAACTCGCCATGTACCAGGAGCGTTAGATGAAGTAGAAGCAAGTAATATCATTTATATACCTGATACCGCTTGGAGTAGCGGTGTGGCTGTAGGAGACGAGGTTATTTTATCTAATTTAGCTGGTGATGAATTAACTCCCGCGGGAACAACTATTACGCAAATACAATCTATAGAAATAACATTTCAACGTCTTGTGTTAAACTACCACAAAGTGGTATTATCAGCTAACATATTCAACCAACAAACGAACACCCCAGTGGTTGGTAATGCTAGTTTTGATTCTTTTATAAACACTCCTCTTGGTTTAGACCATGAGTTAGTAGTAACAACTTACCGAACAAAAGTACCTACGAATAAAATAAAAGTTATAGAGCAAGAAGGTAGCAGCTGGTTAAAGGAAATTTGGGAGTTTTTTGATAACGCACAATCTGCCGCTCAATTAAGAATATCTGTTGATAACGCTTGGCATAATGTAACCCCTAATTCAAGTTTAGGAGATAGTGGTGGTTGTATAGATCCAGATAGTGTTGTGGCTCCTCAAGGTACTTTTCCAAACTTAATATATAATTCTGAATTTGCAGTAAGAGAGTGTAATTTAGGTGCTGTAGCCACATCACCTGGGGTTATACCTATGCAATGGAGTTTTGACTCTCCCAAAAAAGCAAATCTATACGTACCAGCTCAATTCTGGGCTTATCAACCTCAATTAAATTCTTGGACATTTAGATTAAATGAATATTTAGATTTATCTGCTGGTTTTGATTTTTTACTTTTTGAGAAAAAGCGTGCTTTAAATTTTCAAGAAAATTCAATTATTACTGGTATAAATATATTAGATGATTTTTTATTTTGGACAGATAATTATTCTGAACCAAAAAAGATAAATATACAAGACAGCGTATTAACTACAGATGCTAATTGTGAATTTTCAACATATGTATATAATGATAAGTTAAATTATGGTTCTGGAACAGGACAGAAAAAAATTACCGCTAGAGAAGAGCATATAACTGTTATAAAAAGATCTCCAAAGTCACCATTAGAATTAGAGTTAATGGATGGTCGTAGAGAAGGAAATCCTTACGCGCAAATGATTACTACCGCAAGTGGTAACATTGCGGGTGATAGTATATACGCTCCAGAATCAGCTAATGATTTTAGAAACATGAAGGTAGGTAATAGCTTTTCTGTTAGATGTAGTACTTTAGATGGTGATCCAAACCCTATAACAGCTAACAACTTTAATAATTTAGCTCTTTTAGTTGGTAGTTCTTATTTTCACCAAGAAACAGGAGAATTAAATTGGAAAAAAGGTGATATAATAGCTTTTAAAAGTTATGATACAGAAACAATAGAAGAACCACCGCTACCCTTGTCAGATGACAATTGGGATTTAAAAGCAAAAATTACTAATTTTAGCTGGACATTTTCACATTCTTATGATCAACTAACAAGTTCATGGACATATTCTACTGATCCTGAGTTTAGAGTTGATTTTAAATTATTAGATATAAAAGACTCAACACCTATAGCTGATCCTGGTGTTAACGGTGGAAAATTACCTTTTATCATGGATCTGTATTCTGAATCAGAAAGTTTATTTAAAACAAAATTTCCTAGATTCGCATATAGATATAAATATAAAGATGGTGAGTATTCAGCCATATCACCTTGGTCTGACGTAGCATTTTTGCCTGGCGCTTTTGATTATCACCCTAAAAAGGGGTACAACCTAGGAATGGTAAACAGAGTGGAAAGCGTTTTAATGAAGGGTTTTGTACCTAACGATATACCTGAAGATGTTGTAGAAGTAGATTTATTATATAAAGAAGACGCATCTACAGCGATACATGTTGTTCATACTTCAAGGCCTGATTCTTTAGGTGACACAAGTTGGGCTGATAATATTTATGAATTAAAGAAAGAGGGAATACACGCAACTCTTCCAGAGAATCAAGGTTTAAGACCTTGGGACAACGTGCCTAAAAAAGCTTTAGCTCAAGAAGTTTCGGCTAATAGAATTATATATGGTAATTATACACAAGGCCATAATTTAAGAGATATTAATAATTTAAAATACTACCCATCTTTTAATGTTAGTAGAGATACCGGTTGGCTACGTTCAAGTAGAAAAAGAGAACCAAATGTTAAATCTATAAAATCATTAAGAGATTATCAATTAGGAGTTGTTTTTGTTGATGAATATGGAAGAGAAACACCAGTACTAACCTCTACTGGCGCATCTATATCTGTACCAAGAGAGGCTGCTAATAAAAGAAATAGAATAAGAGTTAGATTAGAGGGTGATGATAGTTTTTACCCTGAAGACATGAAATATTTCAAGTTTTTTATTAAAGAAACTTCTGGAGAATATTATAATTTAGCTTTAGATAGATTTTACTTAGCTGAAGACGATAGTGTTTGGTTGTCATTCCCATCTTCTGATAGAAATAAAATTGATATAGATACTTTCTTATTGCTTAAAAAAGGTATAAATAGTAACGAATCAGTTCCAGACAAAGCTAGATATAAGATATTAGATATTAAAAATGAGGCTCCTGACTGGATTAAAATGTCTAAAATAAAAATAGTAGACAGTACTCACTCAGCCACTGATAATAATATATTTAACACTGGATTAGATGACGCTCCGTTAGTTGGATCAACTAATTTTAATATGGCTTACGACCCTTTTTCAGGTACTACAGCAGGTGATTTAGATTTAATAAAAGATGGTGATTTATATGTTGAGTTTTCTCATTTAGTTACTGGTAATACTTCTAAAAGATATAAACTAGCTAAAATAAGTACAGATTACGATCCTGCTCAAGCCAACGCCGGTACTGCTTATTATTTTATTCAATTAGAAAAACCTTTAGGTAACGACGTTAACTTTATACTAGACTTTCCAGGAGATCCTGATAACGCAACTGAGATAATAGATAATACTCAAGTTCGTTTTTATCATTATAAAGTAGAAAATCTACCTAAATTTGAAGGAAAGTTTTTTGTAAAAATACATCAAGACGATGTGTTTCAGAATTACATTAAAAAAATATACGATAGAGAAGAGGTTAATTATAGAGTAACAAAATCACAGGAAGTATATTTATATCCATTAACTATAAGAAACTCAGAATATACCAACATAGGAAGTCAAGACCCACCTGAAGCAATAGATAAATGGGATTGGTGGATAGCGCCATGGGATAATAATGCGAGATCTAACCCTCCAACCTATGTTTATTCCCAACCTATAGGTGAGCAGGCTGCTGCTATTGGTAAGTGGTTTGGATCACCAAGATATGAATATCAGGGTGAAAAGGGATTTGCTCATTACGGTTATCATTATCCAGAGCACTTCACAAAAGATATTTGGTTTATCGATGAAGGTTATTATGTAGGAACTAGATGGGATAATACTTTAATACATGGTAACTACCAAGATGGAAACACAAATAAATCGTATTTAAAATCAAGCACTGGTTGGAGAAGAGGTGTATCTAGTTGGGGTGTTGGTACTGATGGTAGTGGTAAAAGTAGAATTCACTTGGGGTTTGGTGGTATGACAGCTGCTATATACAGTGGTAGTGGTATAGCTGGTAATGATTATACTTGGGGTTATAGTAGTGCTGCTAAATATAAAGATTATCAAGGTCAAGACGCTTTAGATGGAACTCTTGGTTTATCTGATTTTTTTGATTTAAGAAGTGGGGCAAACCCATATCACGTAAAAGAGCAAGCTTTTGTAGAAAAATTAACTTCCGGTTTTCAATTTAGATGGAAGGAAGATCCGAATCAAACAGTTTTTACTATAACAGGTGCTCAATCTGAAAAACAACTTTTAAGTTATTTAGTAGAGAATGAATTTATAAATTGGACTATGTTACACCCTTCTAATCTTAGGAAAAATTATGAATTCTGGGTTGAACCATCTATGAACGCTTGGGCTCCATCCGCGGGCCCAGGAGCAACGCCTGGTATTATAACAAATGGTTTAAATATTGGAGCGGGAAATCAGGGTAATGATAAAATATTAGTAACAGATACTGGTAATGCGAGCGCTCAGACTTCGTTGGATGATGAGATATATTTTGAAGTTGATAATATAAGGGGTTATTGCGCACAGACAGGCGAGTTGCAATCTATTGTTCAAAATTGTTTGGTAGAATCTTGGAATGATGGCGTCGACGTTATAGCAGACACCAACTTGTTAGTTAAAAAAGTAGTAAAACAAGCGACTAATTATAGAATTTATTTAACTGGTTTCACCAAAGCTCTTACAGTAGCTGATCTTACCACAACAATAAACACTGGTGAATACGTTGTGTTTAGACAAGCACAATTAAACGGTAAAAGCCCTTGGTCTACAGGCGTACACTCTTCTCACTATGCTGGTGATTACGCTGGAAGTTCTAGATACCACGGTATAACCTCTAACATGGAAGGATATTTTGAACTTCCTGGTGGTAATCCAAATAGTTGTACGGTTGGTTGTATTGGTGCTGTTGGATATACTATGGAGTTTGTTGAACCAATGGAGAGAGATGAGTTACTTCCAGAAGATCCCGCTGTTTTTGAAACAGAGGTAAAAGATGACAAAGAAGTTGAATTAGATATTTATCACGAGGCTAGTGGTGCTAATCCGATATTATTAGATCATTCAACAATATCAACAGCTTTCCCTATAAATACAATAATACAAAGTGGGGAGGTTATTGATCATTCTTACGGCGCTCCTGAACCTGATATTGCTGGTGAAGCAAAGGTGGTTGCTATTGAAAAAGATGTTATTGTACTAGACAAATTTATACCAGGTCATATAAAAGATCGAAAAATAAGAGTTACAAGGCCAGATGGAATAACTTTTGAACCAAGAGTCATAGATATTGTAGACACGTTTAGTAATACTGATGCTTCAGCTGGTCCTGTTGGTAATGTGACCTATAAAATAGTGGTAGAAAAACATCTTCATAATTTAGATTATTGGTTAAGTTGGCATAATTGCTTTTCATTTGGGAACGGTGTTGAATCCAATAGAATTAGAGATAGTTTTAATTTTAATACTATAGCAAATGGAGTTAAGGCCTCAACTATTTTCCTAGATCAATATAAAGAAGAAAACCGTAAAAACGGATTAATATACTCTGGTATGTATAATTCAACAGCTGGTGTTAACAACCTAAATCAGTTTATCCAAGCGGAAAAAATCACAAAAGATGTAAACCCTATTTATGGTAGTATACAAAAGCTACATTCTAAGTCAACAGCTGATGGAGATCTAATTGCGTTTTGTGAAGATAGAGTTTTAAAAATATTAGCAAATAAAGACGCTTTGTACAACGCTGATGGTAATCCACAGTTAATATCTTCAAGCAGTGTGTTAGGTCAATCAGTTCCTTATTCTGGAGAGTTTGGTATATCTAAAAATCCAGAATCATTTGCGTCTGACGCGTATAGATCTTATTTTGTGGATAAGCAAAGAGGAGCGGTTTTAAGATTATCAAGAGATGGTTTAACACCTATATCTGAATATGGAATGAAAGATTGGTTTAAAGATCATCTAAAACCAACTGATAGTTGGAAAAAGATTGGGCCAATAATAGGTAGTTTCGATGATAGAAAAGGTGAGTATAACGTAACTATAGTCGAGGGTGGTACAAAGTTTTTTGAAACAAGTAACACGCCAACATCTCATACTGTTTCTTATAAAGAAAGCGTTAAAGGTTGGGTTAGTTTTAAATCGTTTATTCCAGAGCTAGGCATTAGTAGCGTTAATGATTACTACACGTTTAACAATGGTAGACTTTGGATTCATCATTATCCTTTGTACGAAGAAGTTGCTAGACCAACAATTGTTACTAATTACAATAGATTTTATGGTGAGTTTACAGAATCTAGTTTTAACGTTATAGTAAACGAAGCTCCACATTCTATTAAATCATTTAACACTATAAATTACGAGGGAACTCAATCTAAAATAGATCCGCTAATAGAATATCAAGCTGGAGCATTAAATAGTGAAACGCTTAACGATACAAGTTATTATAACTTAAGCTCTAAAAATGGTTGGTATGTGCAGTCTATAATGACAGATCAACAAAGAGGAAGTATAAATGAATTTATAGAAAAAGAAGGTAAATGGTTTAACTATATAAAAGGTGAAAATATATCAACTAATACCGCTGGAGTACCAGTTATTAATGATCATGGACAATCTTCTTTTGACGTTAGTAGTTTTGCTGTGCAAGGACTAGGTTCTGTAACAAATACTAATATGAGTATTGGAAGTGATGTATTTGGCTGTCTGGATTGTGGTA